ACAGAGTCTAGAGGTGAAGTTGCTCTGGTGTTACCTAGAATGGGATTTGAAATACAACAATTTGAGTATGATCCTGCAAGAAAAATATCTCCTATACAAAAGAACAAAGCTATTGTTTCTGGTGATTCAACAACGGCTGTAAGTAGATCATATGTCTCAACTCCTTATAATATGTCTTTGTCTTTGTATATTTTTGCAAAAAATCAGGAAGATGGATTGCAAGTGGTGGAACAAATACTACCATTTTTTAATCCAGACTTTAATGTTACTGTAAACGAATTGCCCGAATTAGGAATAAAAAGAGATATAAAAATTACTCTTGATAGTATTGATTATGACGATTCCTATGAAGGAACTTTTGCGGACAGACAAAGTATTATTTGGACGTTGAATTTTACTATGCGGTTGAACTTTTATGGATATGTTTCAGATCAGGGTATCATTAGAGAAGCTATAGCAAATGCTTATGCAGAAACTAACTTAGAAAACATAGCAAACTCTAAAACATATTCAAAGATAACAGCGAGTATCACTACACAAGTAGCAACAGCCACCGCAGTAATTTCAAGTGGTGCAGTAAGTGAAATACAAATAGACTACGCCGGCGCTGGGTATTTAAATCCTCCTACTATTACAATTTCTGGTGGAGGTGGTTCTAATGCTACAGCCGAAGCAACACTAAATACTGATGGGACACTTAAAACTATAGATATTACCGCTGGGGGAACAGGTTATACTTCAGCCCCAACAGTAACAATTGAAAATCCACCTGATACTGTAGCTGATCCTTCTCCTGCAGATCCGTTTAGATTTGTTTTGCAATTTGAAAACATATACGATGAGTAAAAAATATGAGTACATTCGACAGTTTAGACGATACGTTTAAAACGGATAAGACAAAGGCTCTCTCCTCTAATTTGAAAGAAGTAAGGGAAAAGAATAACTTGCCTGCTCCTGCATCTACTCCAGAAAAAGAGTTAGAGGATGACTATCAAGAAGCCAGAGAAATTTTGAAAAGAACTGCTGATTATTCAGAAGAAGCAGTCAAAGGAATTTTACACATTGCAAAAAATAGCGACCAACCAAGAGCGTATGAAGTGGCAGGACAGTTGATAAAAACACTTCAAGACAACGCAAAGGATATGATGGCAGTACAAGAACAAAAGAAAAAAACTGAGGGTGAAACTACAGCGTCTAATAATAAAGTTACCAATAATAATTTGTTTGTAGGAAGTACCAAAGACTTATTGAGAGCATTAAATAAAGAAGACGTTATAGACCATGAGTGAAGAACGAACCTCCTATCACGGTAACCCCAATCTAAAAAATATAGGGTACGAACATTCTTTCACTAAAGAACAACTCCAAGAGTATGTTAAGTGTCAGAAGGATCCTATCTATTTTATAGAAAACTATTGTCAGATTATCACACTAGATAGGGGTTTGCAATTATTTAAACTTTATGAATGTCAAAAGAAAAAAGTAGATCTCATACTGAATAATCGTAAAGTTATTTTGATGGAGGGCAGACAGCAAGGAAAGACAGTAACTGCCGCAGCTTGTATACTTCATTACACTATTTTCAACAGTGACAAAACAGTTGCCATTATGGGTAACAAAACGGCATCAGCAAGAGAGGTGTTGGCACGCTATCAAACTATGTATGAGAACCTGCCTATATGGATGCAGCAGGGTGTAAAGACATGGAACAAAGGAGACGTTGAATTAGAAAACAACTGTAGAATATTCACAGCAGCTACGACTACTTCAGGTATTCGTGGTAAGTCTGTAAACTGGCTATACATTGACGAGGCGGCAATCATCCCAAACAATGTTGCTGACGAATTCTTTGCTTCTGTATATCCTACTATTTCTGCGGGCGAAACTACAAAGATTCTACTTACATCTACTCCATTGGGTTACAATCACTTTTGGAAGTTTTGGAATGAAGCAGAAAAGGGTGCAAATGGCTTTAAGCATCACTTTATACCCTATACAGAGATTCCAGGAAGAGATGAAAAATGGGCTGAAGAACAATTTAAACTTCTCGGTGAGTTAAAATATAACCAAGAGGTTCTGTGTGAATTCTTAGGTTCGTCCAACACGCTTATCAATGCAAGAACTATAGCACAGTTAAGTTCTAAGGAACCTATATTTTATAATGAAGATGGTTTGTCACTTTACGAAAACCCACAAGAGGATCATTATTATTGTATTACAGTAGACACTGCCAGAGGTATAGGCGGAGACTATTCTGCATTTGTTGTGACCGATATTACTGAGATGCCTTACAAAGTTGTTGCAACATATCGTAATAACAAAGTAGCACCTCTTTTATATCCTGAAATTATAAACAAACTAGGAAGAGATTATAACAACGCCTACATACTAATAGAAAACAATGATATAGGCGGGCAGGTAGTAGAAATATTACATGAGGAGATAGAATATGAAAATATTTTTACTACAGTAACAGAGAAAAGTAGACAGTACGTAACGCCAGGCTTTGGCAGATCTACTAGGTTGGGTGTGAATACATCAAAACAAGTGAAAAGACAAGGGTGTTTTACATTCAAGTCTTTGATGGAAGAAAAGAAACTATTAATATTTGATGCTGAGATTATACATGAAATATCTACGTTTATTGAAAAAGGGCAAGGCTATCAGGCAGACGAAGGTTACCATGACGATTTAGTTATGTGTATGGTTTTGTTTGGTTGGTTATCTACTATGCCGTTCTTTAAAGAATTGGTAGATGTAAATACTAGAGATGGACTTTATAATAAACAAATGAAGTCAATATCACAGGAACTCACACCTTTTATACACACAAAAAGTAATGACGGTCCAAAACCGTGGGTTGCTTCAGGTGATTATTGGATTGTTGATGAAGAATATTCTAAAAGAATCAAAGACTTTAAATTCTGAATTCATACAAAATACAAAATTAAATTTTGATTTAGATCAGATTGTGTCTGAGTATAATGATTTCATAAGTTCTATGGAAAAATTTGTTTTAGGAGAATGGCGAGCATATAATCAACTGAGTTTAAAGTGTAGAAACAATGTTGAGAATCAGTATTTAGACGGTATAGGTAGTTTATACAATCAGAAAACAAAACAGTTTGGAGCAGAAGAAAAAGACTTTGTTAATTATGTAGATGGTATTGGTGAGTATACTAAGAGTGTTATAGAATCTATAGAAAAAGAAGAAAATGTAAAAATAGGTCGAGCTAGATATATGCTAATGCCCGCAAAAAGAGGACTTAGTATACACTATGATTTAGAACAAAGGTATCACATAGCTATAAAAACTCAACCAACAGTTCTTTTTGGAGAGTATACAGGTGACGAGATTTGTGCAAAATGTTATAATATTCCGGCTGACGGTTCAGTGTATAAAGTAGATACTACCAGAAATCATTTTGTTTTTAATGGTAGCTGGGAGGATAGGATACATTTGGTTTTATGTTTATGTTGAATTTTCAATATTTATAAATAATCTGAGTAATTAATGAAAACAATGTAAATTTATTTTACAAAACGAGGAGAAAAGATATGGCTTTTCAGCTATCACCTGGAGTACAGGTAACAGAAAAAGATCTTACCTCAGTAGTTCCTGCAGTAGGAACATCTATAGGTGGATATGCAGGTGATTTTGCCTGGGGTCCTTGTAATGAAGTAAGGACTATTACATCAGAAAATAATTTAGTGGCAGCATTTGGTAAACCACCTGGAACTGGTTTTGAGGGTTGGTACTCAGTAGCATCTTTTTTGGCATACACAGATAATTGTAAAGTTATCCGAGCTATTGATACAAGTGCTGCATTAAACGCAACTTCTGATGGAACAGGTATTTTAATCACTAACGAAGATGATTACGAAAACAATCATGAGGCTGGTTCAAACTCAAAGGGTATGTGGGCAGCTAAGTGGCCTGGCACAGTCGGCGGAAACATAAAGGTTTCATTTGCCGACAGCACAGGTGACGGTACTGCTACTTATGACACCTGGGCATATGTTAGTGAGTTTGATTATACACCCGGCACAACAGAATACGCTGCTGCTGATGGAGCATCTGAAGATGAATTTCACATCATCGTAATTGACGAAGATGGTTATTTTTCAGGAACTGCTGGTACTGTATTAGAAAGATTTCCAGGCGTTTCTAAGGCATCAAATGCAAAGGACTCACTTGGTAGATCTAACTACTATAAAACAGTTATCAACAATCGTTCACAGTATATTTGGTGGTTGGATCATCCATCATCAGCATCAACCTGGGGTAGTAATACACTAGGTGGAACTACTTTTGCAGCAGGTCATACTCAAGCAGAAGCAGTTGTTTCACTAGCAGGCGGT